CAACCGCCGTATTTGCGCCGTAAATCTGCAATATATAATTTCCTAATTGCAAAAACTCGACAATATGCGAACCGTAAATCGTTTTCGGTAATAAATACGGGTCGTCGATGTCGTATTCTTTTAATAACGCTTTATCGCGGAATATCGGACAATTTTCATATATCAACCTTGAATATGAATATGTTTCATCGCCCGAATTGCTCGCGCTTTGTATGATTTCAACAATGCCTTGTCCGTGTGTATTTTCGACAACTATATCACCGCCGAATAATTCCGAATAAAAAGGCGCGGGGGCTTTTTCAATAACCCCCTTTTTTGCCAAAATCATTTCGGTTGTAACAACTTTATTTTTAGTCATAAAAGCCCCTTATTAAGTCAAGTCTTGGTAATAATAGTCTTCGGCTTCAAACGGGATTTCTTCTTTTGAAACGACTTTTTGTTCAAAATTAAAAATATCCATTTCGCCGAATGTTACGCCCTTAACAACGGCGCGTTGCATAATACCTGTTTTTTTGTTTTCCATTTTACAAATTAACTTTATTTCGGGCGTATCATCATTTTTATATTCTTGCATAATTCCTGCCATAGAATTATCAATTTTTAATTTTGATATTGTTCCCGTTAATTCAATGCCAACAAGACGACGGGATTTTGTTAATTTTCCCGCCTTGTTTATATCTTCCCAAACATTTGTTTGATGTAAAACGAATGATTGAATTGACGCAACGGGTGTATCGTTAATCCATAACTTCCCGTCCGTTCCGTTAAATGTTTCATTTGTATTAAATGTTTCCATTGTTGTATTACTCCTTATTGTTCAAATTAGTACATATCAACTTCCATGCTCATTCCCTCGATCGCGTCAAGGAATTTCGCATTTACAAGCGGGTAAATCATATTTTTAAATGTTAGTTTTTTGATTTCCAAATCTTTCATTGAATTGATTTCGTCGGGGTCTTTTCCGACTGCAATCCACATTTGACGTTGTTTTGCAACATTAACGTCAACATGGTTGTCATAATCGGGGTCAAGGACGCCCAATTCTTCCAACTGTTCAAGATAGTAATTACAAGCGGAAAAGAACAAGCATTGATTGTCATATTTGTTTTTGTATTTTCCTTTGTATGCGGTTCTAAACGCGTAAATAATATCTTCTTTTAGTCTTTGCATACCCTCAACGATTGCGATTGATTTCATATCTTCCGTAATGTTTTCCGTTAAAGTCAATAATGTATTAACGGGGCTTGCAACGCGGACGCCTTCTTCTTCGTTGTATAAAGTACATTGACCATATTTTATTGTTGCGGGTAATGTTACGGATTTTAATTCGTTAAATACCTTATAAGATATTGACATTGTATAAGGACAACCCGCAATGACACCGATTAAAATCGGCAATATTTCAACGGTATTTATTACGGTTTCGGCTTCATCTGCTAAAACTGCGGACGGATTGTCGCAAGATACAACAAACATTGAATCGCTTTGTAAATTGTAAACAAGACCAAATCTTTTGCGTTCTTTACAATAAGACGCGACGGTTGTTTGTTCGCTTGCGTCGGTTGTAAATAACCAATTCCAATCGATTAAGTCTAATTGTTCAACAACGGACGACAAATTGTTTGAATATTCAAGGACGGTTACTTCAACAACCCCGCCGTTGAATATTTGTTTAATTTGTTTTTCCAATGTTGCTTCGCTTGCGTCAAGGTTAAATACTGCCGAACCGAATACACGTTTTCTAAATCCGTGTGTAACGATTGTATTTTCGGTTGATATTGAATAAGTGTTTGAACCTATTACAAAAGAAGTTCCCGCCGTGTATTCGTCGATTTCTCCGACTTCGGTTGTGCAATCGCTATTTGAATAAACCATTACGCCAACGGCAAGCGGTGATTTTGTATAATATGTTTGAGTGCTTGCAACGTGTGAATATAAAGACGCAACGCCCGTATTTTTTAGCGCAAATAATACGCGTCCTTTTGTTCCGATTTTAAATAAATTTGCGACGCGTTGTTTAAATATGACCTCAATCGTCGCCTTGATGTCATCGATTGTCATTGCTACCATGTTTCTACTCCTTTATTTTGTACCGACTACGCGTCGTTTATTTCTTCCATATATTCGGTTAATTTCTGATTGTATGCGTTATCAATTCTTAATCCGATATGTTCCATATTGTCGCCTTTTTCAACAATATTTGACGTTTGCGTTAATATAAAGTCGATTGTTAAATTGATGTAATAATCTTCTTCGTTCAAATTGCTTTGTATGCTCTCTTTTTGTACTTCGACGATGTTTTGTCCGTCGGCTACATTTAAAGGCGTGTTAAAAGCGATTGTGAACGCTTCTTCAATTTCCAACAATTCCAACAATGCTTCATTTTTCGCAAAATAAATAATATTGAACGAAATTCGGTCTTCGAAATATTCTTGCGCCATTTTGTCGAAATTTTTTCCGACATATTGAATATAAAATGACGGGCGCGTTATATTTTTAATGTCTTTTTGCTGAATAAGTGTATTCGGGAACGCTGATTCCAACCGTTCGCGAATCGCCTTATATAGTTCTATTGTTGAAAACATTTTTATTTCCCTGTCGTATCGTCAAAATAATTGAACAAAAAGTCTTCCACGTCTTTTTCAAATTCTGACGAAAATTGCAATTCCGCTTTTTTAAAAACGAATTTTCCTTTTGTGAAACTGCCGTCGGCATTAACATGCCCGTCTTCAATTAAATGGGCGTGCGGTGATTTATTGTATGCACGGCAACATAAATCATTGCCGTATTTATAAATTTTTCCGACTTTAAATCCTTTATGATAAGATTTTGATTCAATCCAATTTTTTTTCGTACCTTTTGACGTTCCGACGTTACTTTTTCCGATTTTTTTTGCAACCTTTAAACATTTGCCCGTTTCGGTTTTAATAAATTTTTCCGTTTCTTTCGGGAATGTATTTTTTATATCGCGCATTAAATCTTTTTTAAATTCCGATAATTCGCCGAAAAAGAATCCGTCCGACATATCAAACCTCAAATTTTTTCTGTTACGAAAACTTGCAATTCTTCATGTTTAAAGCCGTCGTCAAGTGAATAATTAACTTTGAACGTGTGTCCCTGATATTTAATAATATTTTTATCGGGTTTGATTTCGGGGAAATTGTTATAATCCCATGAAATCTTATGCGTAACGCTTGTCATTACGGTATCGGCGGGACGTCCTGTTAATAATCCGCCGACGCGGGTTTCAATATTTGCGAAAACGTGTCCTTTTGATTCTTCGATTTCGTCATATTCGCCCAACCGGTTCTTTGTTTCACTTTTTTTTATTTCAAGTATTTCAATATAATGTTTATATTTGCCCCGATTCGTCATCGTTTGCGCCCTCTTGCGTTTCTTCCTGTGTTTCCGTTGTTGTCGGCGTTTCCGTCGGTGTTTCTGTCGGTGTTTGTGTTTCTTCTTGCAAAACTTCAACCGCCCCGCGAATTTTTATATGACGAATTAAAGCGTCTAATGTGTACGGAATTTCATTTGTCGCCTTATCCGTAACGCTTGCGCGGTTATCGTATAAATGCGCAACTAAAAACAAAACGCATTGTTCATATACTTTGTCGCCCGCGACAAATTCGACGCCTGTTTGTTCCTTGATAAATGCTTTTGAAGTTCCGACAAGGGATTCAAGAAAAACATCATCGACGTTGTGCGTTATTCGCAAATATGCTTTTATATCGCTTAAAGTTAAACTCATTGTCCTAATAATTCCTTAATCGTTACTTTTTCAAGTTCAATGTCGCTTTTCGGGTTTAATTGATATATTTTTAAATATCTGCTTGCGACTTCCGTTAAATGTTTTCTTGCGCGGTTAATTGCCGAATCGTTAAAATTCGGACAAGTCGCGTCGGGGGTTGTGTCTGCGTCAAAATGCGGGGTATCTTTTATTAAATCAATGCCCGCAAGGATAACAGTTTCAAATCCTTTTTTATACGCCCAATTTAAAGCCATTGACGGCGTATGTATGCAAAAATTCAACTTTGAATCGCCCGTTGTGAATGATTCAAAATCTTTGTTTATTGTGTATAATTCAATGTTTTTATGCTCATGGCATAATGAATAAGATTTTTTTGTTTCGTCTGTATAATGCTTTACGTTTGTTATAATTGTTGATTCGGGTTTCACTTTTGGCGTTATATCATCATAAAAAACGACATATTCAACGTCGGGGAAACTCTCACAAAAATAATTACAACCCATGCAATGATATTTTTGAATAAGTTTCGGAATATCGTCTTTTATTTCGTTTATAAACGTTGAACGTCCGAACAATATTAAGGTTTTATCATATTCAAACATTGTCGCATATATCCTTTATTTGCACCCGTAACATGCCAAATTAAAACGTTTTCGGGTTGAATTTCCCGCCCTCTGTAATGCCTGTTAAAGCAATAATTAAATCGTTCGGAAATCAATTTAATTTTTTTATGAAATACATAATTGATAATTGTTTCATCTGCCGAAAACACTTTCGGCAAGCCTAAACAACCGCGCCAATTTGCTTTCAATTCTTCAAAATATTTATTTTCATTCATTAACGGGATATTGAAAAGCAATACGCCCGAATTGATATAATATTCGATATTTAATTCTTTGGCTTGACGCTTTGAAACGTCTTGACCCATGCAACCGATAATGTAATTATTTTCAAAATCGGCATTGTATAAATCTTTTAAACTACCCTTGCAAACCGTGTCGCCGTCTAAATATAAAACGCGGTCTTTATCGGGTAAATATAGCGGAATCAATAAACGAACAAAACATTTTGTCGAAACGTGTTTATATCCGCATAATTCGTCGTCAAATTCTGACAACAACGATTCGTCATATTCAATAATTGTTCCTAATTCGCTTAATTGCTGATATTGAAACAAATTCAAATCGTTTGAAAAAAAATAAAATTGCGCGTCGGGGTTGTGTTCTTTGACGCTATTTGCCGAAATCAATGTATAATCAAAATAATTTCGGTCAAAACAATAACAAACATTCATATTTTAAATAAAAGCAAGCGGGGCGAAATGCCCCGTCTGCTCTCTACTCCCCAAATCTTAACGGGCGATTCTATGAACCTGAACCGCTACCGCTTTGAACTGCTGATTTTGCGGTTATTCCGCCCAATTCTGCAAGACCGCCGTCAAGTAATGCAATAATTCTGAAAACTGAATCACCGCTTTTGAATGCAACTTCTTGCGATTTGTCGATAACTGCGTCTTTGTTCCAATTTAACATATATTCGCTGAAATCACCGAAAATTATTGTTCCGTCTGGAACGTCGTCGCATTCTACAACGTCGCGTCCTAACACTTTATTTTGTGCGGGGTCAAATATCGGGTGTTTGTCGTCGCCCTTAATTGTCTTAATATTCTTATAAAGTGTATTTGTTGACATCATTAAGGTTGCGTTCTTTCTTGCGCTTGCTTTTATGCCTGCGAAAAGATTGCAAACGTCGTCGTAATCCCATTTATTTGATGTTGTTGTTGCGCTTGGTGTGATGTATGACAAAATACCTCTTGCGCAATTTGAACCCGTGCCGTTAATAATATCATAGTCGATTGCTTGCGCTAATTTCTTTGATAATTTTTTAACAACATAATCTTCTAATGCGTCGATTGCGGTATTTTCAAGTTCAAAAGTTAATTGAACAAGTTTGATATATTTCTTTGCGCCTAATGTTAAAGCGTCAAGTGTATCATTTAATATTGTTCCCTCTTGTCCCTCTGCTTTTCTTTGAACATCATTTGTTAATTTTTCATAAGGGATAACAACTTGACCGCGTAAATGTGAAACGGTTACACGGCTATAAACAACCGATTCATTTTCGATTTGTTCATAGATTTTGTTCATTGTTGTTGTCGGAACTGCAACACCCGCGCTATTTGCATTTGTTGTCATTGCGCGTTGTTCAACTTCGTTAAGTTCAACGCCCGCCAATGTTTTGAAGAATGCGGAACGATATTCTTTTGAATCAAGTCCGTAATTTCTTTCTTCTTTTGGTTGCGGTTTTTCAAATTCATTCGGAACGATTGCGCCTGTGCTGATTGAATTTGCTATTTGCTGACGTTTTTCGATTTCCTGTTGTGCTTCGTCAAGTTCGCGCAATTCTTTTTCTAATGCGTCCATGTCGCATTCTTTATCTGATTGAAGAATTGAACGGATTTCGGCTTTTCTTGCCACAATTTCTTTTAAGTTTTTCATTGTTTTTTACTCCTTTTAATTACAAATAAGTCTTACATATAAGGCGTTGAATCCTTTTTGCTCTTTCCATAGCAATAAAATCTTTTGCGCGTCCGTCAAAATAATTTCGGGCTTCAACATTTGTGTCGTCATAAGCGGGAATATCCACCACGCTTAAATCGTAAACACGTTTAATTTTTAATATTGTTCTTGTATGGGTTTCTTGATTGTATGCGTCTTCTTCACAACGAAAAGCAAAAGAACATTTATCAAGTAAACCGTTCTTTACGCATTCGTAAATCTCATTTGAAGACGGCGTGTTTAATAATGTCGCGCGGAATTTTAAACCGTAATCGTCGATTGTTATTTGCAAACTTCCGTTGCGCGTTCTTGCTAAAATTCCCCTTGCGTCGCCGTGATTATATTTCAAAACAACGTCTTTTAAATCTGCATTGTCGAACGCGTCGCGCGCGATTATTTCTTTATATTCTATTCCGTCATATTCATATAGAACCGTCGGGGAATCAAAAACAACCGCGTAACCCTCTAAAACTTTCGCGTCGTTTTCTTCCGAAAATTGCGCTTCGCGGATTTCGACCGTTCTATTAAATTTCTGATTCGGCTTTTTATTGTCCGTCATCGGATTTGTTGTTGTCGTCATTTTCTGATTCACTCCCTTTGTTGTTATCAACTTTTTGATATTTGTCCGCTTTTTTAATATCGACATAATTCAACGACATTAAGTGTTTGTCGGCGAAATCGTCGTCGATTGTCGGCATTTCCATTATTTCGCATGCCTGATTTATGCTGATAATTCCTAACGGCATTAACTTTGAAATGATGTCCGCTTTTGTTGCGTTATTTGCAAAAGTCATTCGTTCCGTTGAAAATATAATTTCGTTTCCGTGTCCGATTTCTTTATCGCTAAAAATCTTATATGTAAATTCTTGCGATAACTGAATCGCTATCGGTTCAATAACGGACGAATAAAACGCGTTGTATTCGTCTTCATCGTAACAAGAACGGACAATGTTTTCGGATATATTAAAAAATCTGTAAACATTTTCGCGGGCGATTGCCGTTTGTTTGTCGTCCGCCGTTTGCGGTTCGACTTTTAATTCCTTAAATTCTGCGGAACTGTCAAGCGTTGCGAACCCGTCCGCATTGTTTATATTCAAATAAGAATTGACAAAATTTTCTTTTATTTCTTTTTGACGTTTATCGGGCGTTACTGATTTGAATTGAATTAACCCGCGTAAACCCGCCGACAATTTAATTGAATTGATTATCCCTTGATTGATTGCGGTTAATACATTTAACGGGGCTTGCAATGTTTCGCGTTGTGCTGACCCGAACATATCGTCTTCGTTGAAATGTCTTCTTAAATGAATTAAATCGGCATAAGGAAAACAAACTTTTTTACTACTTAAAAAAGAAAATTCGACAAACATTTCGCTTTGATATTCAA